TACGTTTCCAGTCAATTTTGTCCATTTTCCTGCTCCTCTCTCGGCTTGTCAGGTAGCAGCATACACTGCCTGTACAAATCCGTTGCTACATCATTACCGCCAAGCGCGTGATATGCCTTATACTCCTTGTCAAGAGCCTCTTTGGCGTAAATCGGGCAATATCCACGCTTGATATACTTATCATGAGAGCGGATTATCTCCGCCCTCAAAAGGCACTGCAAAGCGGTCTCAAGCAGCCCGAGCCGCTTGTTTTGCTCGCTATCTGTGAGCAGTTTGTCCGCTTTCCTGCGACTGATTTGCCCGCCTATCGCTGTTATTGCAACATTTATCAGCGTTGCAGCTGCGCCTATAATTGCTACTATTATTTCGCTGTCCATGCTTATCCCCCCAACATTGCGCTTACCGCTTCGCGCCACATTTCGGGGACGTCCTCGATTGTGATTGCGCCCTTGACAATCTGCTTGTAAAAGATTTTAGCCATTATCAACACCCCCTGCAACAATTCCCGCAAGCTCGATGAGAGCCGCGTTTGCGTCCTCAATATCCTGTGCCTGCTGTTCCTGCGCGATTTCGAGCGAGGATTTCTGCGCGACTTTTATCGTCACGACCTCGGTTGTCTCGCCGTTCTCGCCTGTTGTAAGCTCATGCACTTTGAGTTCGACAGGCAGCGTAAAATTAAGCTGCACGCTTGTTTCCCCTGCCGTTTCCACCGTCAGTTCCGACAGTGCCGCCGCGTCCTTGTAGAGGGCCTTAGCCTCGTCAAGGGTAATCAGGTCTGCGACAATATCAATCGCCAGCGTTTTACGCTGCTGCCCCTGAAATGTTTCCGTGCCGCCCATTATGCGGACGGTTTCGTAGGTTTTGCCGTTTGCAAATGTAATCATAAAATCCTCCTTATGGCTTTGAAAATTTGATTGCGTAATTAAAACTGCCCGGGTAATAATAATAAGGGTTACTACCATCAACACCATAGCACTGTGCCTTAATGGTATATGTTCCCGCCGAAAGCGTTGATGGAGTATTATTATGTTCTTCTTCGCCTTTCGTGCTGATACCGTTAACTACATTGGAATATGATGCGACACTCGTATTATCATTATCAGAGCCGTATACACTCAGGTTGGCTATACGCAGGGAACCATACTTAGAAACAGATATATTACTTACCGTCAACGTTACAACGGTCGTGCTCGTTAATACAATTGTGCTTATTGCCGTACTGGTATGGTTGGTTGTGTCGCTGCTGGTTGTACTTGTAATGCTACCGGGCTGCGTGTAAGTCCCCGAAATATCATCGGGCGCGCTCCACGCCGAGAAAATCTCCTGCAAAGTCCCGCCCTCGTTTGCATGGACAGTGTCAAGCTCACAAATAGTCCCGCCCTCATTAGCGTAGACTGTGTCAAGGGTGTACAAAGTCCCGCCCTCGTTAACCGTTATAGGCATATCATCACCGCCTAACTATGCTGTCCATACCAAGCCCCCGACGGGCAATTGGTAGTGGTTGCGGCGGCTGTACCGCTTGCAAGTTTACGAGCCTGTTGAGTGCCGTAAGCCGTTGCGCCGTTAGGGAGTATCTGCCCGTTAAACGTCTTGTTTCCCGCAAACGTCTGAGCGGCGGTGGATACCAATCCCGCCGCAGAAGCAGTGGCTGCAGTGCTGGGGATTGTAATTGTCCTGCTTGTTATCGCGGACACATGACCTGTTGCGTCCCTGCTTACCTGATTTACGGAAAATGTACCGCCAAACGCAGGTGTAGCGTTTGCAGTGGGGACACCGGTTGCAGCCGTGTACGACGGGTGAGTATACACCGTGTCCGTAAACTTAGCGTCTGACGGTACGTCTGCCGCTACGGTATGCCCGCTTACAGTGTCCGCGTCGCCGCCGTTCGCAGGGAGCGAGGTTGGAAAATCCGTAATCTGCGATTTTGTATGCGTGTGGCTCGAATCAGCCTTACCCGAAATCGCCGAAGCTACAGCTTTGCCGTTGACAGGAGCAGTGCCTGTCGACGAGTATGTACTCGTTGTATCGCTTGCAGGGAGCGAGGTCGGTGTACCGCTCAAGTCACTGTATTTACCGCTCGTCGCAACTGCCGCAAGCGTGGGAAAATCGGTGATGTCTGACTTGGTGTGCGTGTGGCTTACCGCCGCAAAATCGCTTGCGTGCTTGTTGTCAACAGTGTCCGCGTTGCCGCCGTCCCTCACCGATGACATCGGCGCTTTTTTCATCTGCCCGTTGTCCGCAGAATCAATTATCGGCACATAATCCGCACTCGTCGGAGTAGTTTTGACGTCAGCGGTGTCCTCAATGTTTCCGAGCCTTGTTATCGGCAGGTCGATTGTCGGATTTCCACTGTCGTCAACGCTCTGGAGCACCACATCACGTTCAATTGTAGCCATATTGTCCTCCTTTCGAAATAAGGTGCGGTGGTTCGCACCGCACCTCTCTCAAAATAATCAAAGTATCGAATTATTCGGAAACAATCGCGATAAATAGCTCTCCGTCCTGCAAATCCGCAGGCACTTCCGTTCCGAATCTCACGCCGCGGATACCGTCAAGACGGGTCTTGTCCGCTGCCGACATCAAGCCGTTCGCGGTAGTTGTCGCAACGCTCTTGTCAGCCTTGTTGTTCCAGTTGCTGACATCTGTCGAGGTGATTTCGGGGAGATTGTCGAGCTTTGTCTTAAGCGCGGTCGTAAAGTCCTCCGCGGACAAGCCCTTGCCGTCCTCCTTGTCGACTTTTGTGCCGATAGCGTTGTTAAGCGCCGTGACAACCTCTTCGTGCTCGGAAATGTAGGTTGCGATTTCCTTCAGCGTGTCGTAGGTTTCGGGAGCGCCGTCAATCAGTCCGTCAATTGCCGCGCTGATTTTGCTGTCGACATTGTCCGAAGTGGGGACGGCCGCAATTTTTGCGATAATCGACGCCAGTGCCGAGGTCAGCGTTGTTTCCTTGTTTTCGTAAGTCACTGTTACGTGCTCGCCGTTAGTGTTTGCGAGGACGTCCTGAAGTGCGCCCTCAATCTTGATTTTGCTCAGTACATAATTTGTGTTAGCCATGGTTTATTCCTCCGTAATAATAATTGTTCCGTCGGCGGCATTTTCCGCCTGACGTGTGATGTTTATACCATCATATTCCGTATCGTTCACTATAACGGTGACCTCAGCCGTTCCGCTGTAAGCCGCCGTTTCAAGCGTTACCTCCGTCTGTTCCCCTCCGCCGCCCTCGGAATAGTCGGGTTTGTCCGAGCTTCTCGGACGTGTTGCAATCACCTTGCGTTTAAGCTTCGCGAAAAGCTCAGCGTGCGCGTTTTCGTCGCTGTCGTGCTTGTTCAGGTCGTCCATTGTCGCGTTTGTATGCGAATCAATCATGACACTGATGTTGTTCGTTCGCGCAACAGCAATCGCCGCGTTAAACTCAAGCAGGAAGTCGGGGAAATCCGAATAAGACTGGATTGTCTCGCCGATTTCGTCCTGCATTACCGCAAGAAGCACCTCATCGGAGCTGTCGGTTTTAGCATATATTCCGACCTGCTTCATTCGGACGGATTCCGCGACATTTGTGTTCCGAATGCGGATTAAGATATTTCTGCCGCATTTGTCGGCAGTTTCCGTTGAGCCCGCAATTGTTGCGGGAGCGTCAATCGGCTCGACAAGCTCCGTAAGCTTCGGCAGCTCGTCCGCGCTCGCCGTGCCCGCGCCGAGGACGGCTCGGGTGATTGTGAGCTTACCGCCGTTAATCAGCTCCGACAAAAGCGTCACGCCGCTGTCCGTCAGCGTTGTGCTGTTCCATGCCATGTTAAGTTACCTCCGTTTGTATTCTTTTGCGCATTCCGCCGACAGCAAGTCCCGCACCTATTCTCGCCCGCATTTCGTAGAGTGAGCCGTCCGTACTCGTTACACTCGATTGTATCCGCCTGCTTATGCCGCAGACTTTTACGGCGGCATAGGCGGTGACGGGGTCTCCTTTTTCTGGAACAATGCTGTTGAACGAATCAAGCGAGATATTCGCAGGAATCATGGCGTTCAGCGTTTTCCTCAGCTCGCAGAGCAGACTGTAAACGGTAAAATGCGTTTCTATACGTAGCGCATAAACGTCGAAATTCGTGACAACGCGAAAATTGTCCTCGCCGCAATACATTTCGAGGAGTTGCTCCAAACAGCGCATTGTGTACGGCAGATTATGATTAAGCTTTGTCAGAATCCGAAACCGCCTGTCCGCTATCGTGTCGGTCGCTTTCGGTGTGAGCGACAGCATTTTCTCCCAGCGTGCGCAGCCGCTCTCGCTCAGAGTATACACGAAATTGTCGTCAACGGCGGCGGCAAGCTCGTCTTTCAGCTTGTCCAGCTCATTGTCACCCGCCGAGCAAATTGCCTGAAATTCGTATATTTCCCGAAGCATTTCGGGTAGATAGTCAAGTAATTTCACTTATGTTCCCCCTTGTCGGGAGTTCGTCCGCCCCGAGAGCAAGATTAGCCGCCGAGCCGTTCAGCGTCGTGTCGGCAATGTCCACAACTCCCGCACAGCCGAGAATCGCCTGCTCGATACGGCTAACCCTGACAATCAGCAAGGAACTGTCCGCCCAATTCTGACGAAGCGACAGCAAAACGCTCTCTACCGCCGATTCTATGCCGTCCTTTGCCGCCGCATAGCTCCAGCCGTCCGCCCATGTTATTTTTGCTGAAATGTTCACAGGGACCTCGTCCGCGCCTGTCACGGTGACAACGTGCCCTATCGGGGCAATTCCCAGCCCCTGCCCGTCCTGCGTGGGGTCTATTTCTTCCTGAACCGCTTCGATAAGCGCCGCAGAGGGAGCGCTGAAATCGCTTGACATAATCACAAGCTTCACCGTGCCGCCGCCGTTCCATACGGGATAGACCTTCACGCCGCCAATGCCGTCAAGAGCGTTCACTTTCTGCTTGTAGTCGGAGATGTTGCCGCCGAAGGCTTGGTCGCTCATGCTGTTAAAATAACGCTGTCGGAACGTTTCGGTGTCCTCGTCGTCCTCGCCCGGAATAAGCAGAGCGGTTATTCTTGCAGTTTCAAGTCCCTCGATAAAGTCAATCGGGAGAGCCTGCCCGAAGTGCCTGTTCCCCTCTGCTCCCGCCGTTTCGCAGGTGACAACGTTCTCGCCCGTCACGACATAGTTCAGCCCGTCAAGTGAGAACCTCGCCCCGACAGGAACGCTGACATTAAATTCCGCCGAAAGCACCGCATATGTTGCGGATTTCGGAGAAAGTCCTCGCTCCGCCGCCCTGCGGACAAGAAACTCACGGCTCGCCGTGCCTGCGAAGCACTCGTTGCGGAACTGCTCCAGCTCTGCATACATCTGCGCAAGCTCTGCCGCGCACGGCGCAAGAGCATCGTAAATCACGCTGCCCTCTCGCTTGTCAACGTCGGTCGGAACATTGTCGAGCATTCGCTCCAGTATATCTTCATATGTCATACAGCCACCTCCGTCTGTTCGGAAATATCGCCGAAAATCGTCCGCACCGTAAAGCTAACCGAAAGAGTATTGCGCCCCTTTTCGGAAAATACGAAGTCCTCAACCACCGTTATGCGCTCGTCCTGCGTCAGAGCTTCGGTAATGTACCGCCGCGCTTCGCTTTTCGCAAGCTGAAAATCCTCGCCTATCACACGGTGTACCTCGCTGCCGTAATTCCACGAGTAAATCCCGTGCCTGAACCGCTGTGTGTTCAGTATCAGAAGCACCGCCTGTTCCATTGCCGAAAGCCTGTCGATATAGCCCGAAATTCTCCCCGCTGCGGTATTGATTCGGTAAGTCCTTGTTGTTTGCTCTTGCAGGGTTTCGGCTTCGTATTCCGCCGTATAAGGTGTCATTCAATCACCCCCAGAACAAGATACCGCTGACCGCCCCGTTCCCGAAGAAGCGCAAGCTTGTCACCCGTTTTCAGTCCTGCGTAGTTTTCGTGTTCTTCCTCGGTGGTGTACTCTATACCGGATATTTTCACTCTGTGCGTGTGTGTGGAATATGCCCCCGAGGTCTGCTGCTTCAGCCGCACAAGCGCTGAGCTGCCTATGATGAAGCGGTTGTCAACCTGCACCTGAAACGGCTGCTCGGAAATCACCGTTCCGAACATAAACGTGCAGGGTGCCGAAGCATTGTCAGCACCCTGTATTATCTGCTTGATTTGGTTTACCATTTTACACCGCCTTTAGCTTTATCGTCATTGTGCTGCCCGTGAGGTCGTGCTCCGCTTCCTCGATAAGGTAGTATTGATTTACGTCAAGTGCCTTTATCCGCACGAAAATCATCTTCCCCGCACGAATGCGCAGGTCGGAAATTCCGTCAACCGTGAACGTCTTTTCGGGTCTGTTGTACAGCTCCAAAAGCATATCCCCTCGCTGTTCTATTTGTGCGGCGTTCATGTCCTCGTCGACTTTTTCGTAATATTGAATCAGTCCCCAGCGAGCGATATTGCCGCTGTCCTTGAACAGATACAGGTCACGCTTTCCCGTGTCCTCGTTGTCTCGGAGAAGCTTAATCTGGTCGTAGGTGTCGCCGTCAATGCTCGTCTCGTAACTGTAATCGGTGGCAAGACTGCCGTCGCCGAGCATGATGTCAAGCTTTCCGTCGGACACCTCCGAAACGCTCAAAGCGCCGAAATCGTCCCATAAATAAAACATCTTCCCCGTGTTCACAAGCGTGTAGTCGAGCGCTTTCAGCATGATGTCGAACAGCTCCGAGCCGTCCTCGGTCATGGACGGGATAACATAACCCGTGTCGGCTATGCTCCCCGTTTTCAGCTGAAAATCCTCGGCGATTTCCTTGATTATTGCGGAAGCTTTCTTTCCCGTGAAAACGTAGGTGTTCTTGTTTTTGAGATAGCGCAGCTGGTCGTAGGCGGTGATGTCCGTCATGCCGTCCGCTTCGGTGGAAATCTTGAAAATATAGCCGTAAAACAAACCCCTGCCGCCCGATTTCACACGGATAACGCCGCCGTGTTCCCACTTTACCGACGAGGGCAGCGCCGTGAACGTAAAGCTCCCTGCCGTCCCTCTGCGCACGGTTTTCCACTTTGCGGAGGACACTATCGTCGTGATGTCGTGTATCGTGCCGTTTTCGGGGTTCTGATACAATACCTCTGTCATAGCTCCTCCTTAGGCGGCAGGGTCAGCACTTCGCCGACATAAATCGTGTAGGACGGGTTGCCCGTGCCCTTGTTCCGTGCGTCCATTACCGACTTGTTCGCCTGATAGAGCTTGTCGTACAGGCTGCCGTCGTTGTACTGCGCCTTGCATATGCTCCAAAGGCAATCGCCCGATTTCACGGTGTATTGCACAGCCGAGTCCTCGGGGGCGGTTTCGGGCTGTCCCGAACGGGTCTTACTCTCCGAAACGGCTTTGTTCTGCTTTATCGTGACTTTTCTCGGAGAGTAGTCGACCCACTCTTTCAGCGTCAGCTTGTATTCTATGTCCCCGACTGCGCCGTAGCTCTCGGAGTACTCGAAGCTTTCCACCGACATTTGTGTGTTTATGTCGAGGTCGTCTCCGAGCAGAACAAACCGAAGCGCCTTGCGGCTCTCCATCATGTCACGAAGCTTTTGCACATACCACAGCGGCTCTTTTATCTTCGTCCGAACGCTGACCGCAGGAATTTTCTGCGCAGGGAAAAAGCTGCTGAACGAAATCTGCCTGAGCTTTGCGCCCCTGAGGATATTCACATTCCCAAGCTCCAGAACGGTCTTTTCGGAGCTGTCAAGGCTTCTCTTCACCGAAATTTTTTCGGGCAGAACGGGCAGCTCAAACGTCGAATCGCTAAGATAAAGCACAATTCTGTAATTATCCATAAACGCCCTCCGCGCTCGCAGCAATCTCATTTGTCAAGCGGACTTCTATCTCATCGACAACGCTGTTCACATCAACCTTTTCGTTTATGGTGTTGCCGCTGACCTGAACGGTCGGCGTGAGCGTCACGAAATTTTGAACATATCGAGCTTCCGCCACGTCGCGCATAAGCTGCAAATCCTCGTCGGCGATATTTATGTCATTGTCGACTTCGGTGTGAATCGGGTCGTCCTCCGTGCCTGTTGGGCTATTGAATAAGCTGTCATAGTCGAAGGTGTAGGGGTCGGTGTCGGTGGCAGAGCTGTCACCGCCGAAAAGATTGTCCGCAAGGTAGTAGCCCGCGTCAAAGGCTTCTCCGTAATCGATATAATCCAGCGACAGCATTTTTTCGTCAACCGTTACGTCAATTGCTCCCGTTCCGTACTGCTGTTCAACGGCGGCGTTCATTTCATCTCTGAAATTTTGAATTCCACTGCTCCAGTCCAGCCCGAACAACGAGCCGATAGCTCCAGCAACCGTTTCCACAATTGCAAGGATAGCGTCGAATACACCTGTAAACAAGCGTACAACCGAACCTAACGGGTCATTCCATACATTCGCGAAGAAATTAACGAATTCTGCTATGATATTCCACACTTCAAGAATGCTCTCGATAACAATGTTGTATATCATAATAACGAGATTTCCGAGCGCCGCCAATATCGTCATAAGCGAACCGCCAATCATTCCCGAAAAGCTCAACGTCAGACCGTAAGCGTCGTTCACAGAGCTTGTGTAAAGCGCGATTGCTCCCGCCGCTGCCGCAAAAACGACAATAACCCATGTTGCGGGATTAGCAAGCATTGAGCCGTTGAGTAGGTCCTGCGCGATTTTTGCGCCCATAGCCGCGACCTTATAAAATGCAAGAGCTGAAGCCACTGTCAGCAGAACGCCGCCAACCATATCCCAATTATCCGCAGCGGTCTGCAATACGCCGATACCCCATTCCAAAATATCAAACACATATGTCAGCGCCACGATAATCGTGTCAATAACCTGCTCAACTCCGCTGCTCGTGAGGAAGTCATAAACCGCATTCGCAAGCTCCATAAACGCAGGAGTGAGCCTTGCGCCGATAACCTCGCCCATATCGCCGATTGAATTCTGAATGGACGTTATGATTCCCGTCGGAGTCTGCCGCATATTTTCCGCCAAGTCCGCCCACGACTGACCTATAACCTCGTCGAGAACCAGAGCTTTCTCCATGTCCGTGCCGTTTTCGATTATTTTTTGCTGCTCCTCGGACAGCGCAAAGCCTTTTTTCGTAAGACCGTCGTAAGTGCCGTCAAGAGCCTTGCCGAGCTGCGTAGCGTATTCGGTCATGGCAGATGTGTCAACCGCTCCGCCGCCGCTCATTCCCGCAGCGTAATTCGACAGCGTATCCATCATTGAGGAAATCGCTTCGGGGTCGGAGATGTATGTCGACAGCTCCGCTGCGCCCGCTATCATAGCTTCGTCGCCGTACATGGTTTTGCCTTGAATCTCCGAAGCCTTTTCGCGGATTTGGTCGAAAGCGTCAATGCCCTCTCCCTGATTGTTCAGAACGGTCGCAAGCTGCACTTCGACTGTCATTTGCGTGTTGTTCAGCTCGAAAACCGAGTTCACGAAGTCCTTTATCTTCGACACCGAGAATGCCGCCGCAACCGCCGCGCCTATTCCCGCAAATGTGTCTTTAAGGTTGTTCGCTTCGGTCGTTCCCTCGCGGACGGAAGAATTGAACTGCCCCTGCTCATCGACGTTGTCGCGGATTTCCCGTTCCATGCCGCCTATCGTCTGCGACAGCCGCAGATAAGCCTCGTTCGCGGCGCTTACGTCCATGTTTTGGACGGCTTCGTTGAGAGCTTCCTGCTGTTGAAGAGCGCTGCTGAGCTCCGCGCGAAGCCCCTCAAGCTCGTTGCTTGCAGACGGTGACACCATGTTTATCGGATTTGCGGAAATCTGCTGTATTCGCGCCTGAATCGCCTGAATCCTGTCGTTCATGGCAGTAAGGTCGCTCGCTGCGTTCGGCGGCAGAATATTGCCACTCGAAGCGTTCTGCGAAATTTCGTTCTGGAGAGCCGACAGCCTTTCCATCATGGAGTTTACGCTGTTCACTTCCTGTGCATAGCGCTCCGCACCCGTCCCGGTGAACACGTCAAGGTCGTCGGTCTGCCATGTGACAGGAATTTCGACAGGCTCGGGTGTTTCGGGAACAGGGATTTCGGGAACTGACATTTCGGGCATTCTCACCGAAAAAAGCGCGTCCTCAAGCTGCTCCGCGGCTCTTCCGACATTGTCAACGCCATGCAGCAGATTGTCCGCGGCGGCAGCCTGCCTGTTCAGCACGGCGGTCATGTTGTCGTGCAGCGTTATGGTTGATTCGATTGTCGCCGTAATATCACCTCCGACGCTGTTTCTGCTTTATCTTTTCCTGCTCTCGCTTTTCCGCCTTGACCTGCA